AAAACTTCTGGAGTTGATATTGAAAAGGGTAGAGAGTTTGTAGAAGAACTCAAAAAGAAAGCGCCTAACATTGGTGGGTTTAATGGTATGCTAGAAGTTCCTTCTGGGTACGAAAGGCCCGTATTAGTATCTGGTGCTGATGGTGTCGGAACTAAAATTAATATCTGCAGGATTGCTAATGATTACACCACTATTGGTCAGGACCTTGTTGCTATGTGCGTTAATGACGTCATATGTTCTGGCGCTAAACCATTATATTTTCTAGATTATATCTCTACAAAAAATTTAGATGGTAATGTAAATGATATCATTCAAGGTGTGATTGATGGGTGCCTTATTTCTGACATGTATCTTTTGGGTGGGGAGACTGCCGAGCACTTTAGACAGACTGATTATGACCTTGCAGGGTTCTGTACAGGTGTCGTAGAAAAGTTTGAGATTGTTGATGGCAAAACCATATACCCTGGCGATGTAGTAATTGGCATTGAAAGTAGCGGACTCCATAGCAATGGGTACACGTTAGTTAACGATATGCTGTGGAGAAATAAAATCTTTTACAGAGATATGCCAGAATTGCTAACACCAACCACGATTTATTCCCCCTTAGTTCAGTGCCTAATGGACGTAGCACCTGTCTTAGGCATGGCGCATATTACCGGGGGCGGATTACCAGAAAACCTCCCCCGATGCCTTCCAAAGGGCCTTAGCGTTGACATTAACTATGATGCTTGGGAACGACCAGAACTATTTAACAAGATTCAAAGAGCGGGAGACATAGCAGAAGAAGAAATGAGAAATGTATTTAACCTCGGTATAGGATTTTGCTTAGTCGTGCCTAGAGATGCTATTCAACTCGCGCAAGAAGTGATTGCTGATACGCCGTTTGGCATGCAGTCTTGGGTGATAGGTGAAGTTAAATGAAACAGCTTTTCCTAGTCGACATCGGATTTGGCAGATGCATTACTCACGACGGCCACGTTCAAATGGGCATTTTCAACCACTCTGTAGAAAAGCATCTTGAGTTATGTCCAGAACAAGACTGGCAAGTAACATATTGGATGCCTGATCCGCTAGGCCTGAGATATAAAAGAGCAAATTTTCAGCACACAATGAAAGCAAATAAAGGTTCTGCTAGGACCGATAATGCCAGTGATAGTCGCCCTAGAGACTTTCCAGACCAAGCAACAAATCGACTAGAAAGGACCTTGTAAATGTTAAAGTTCAGAATTTAGATTAAAGGACCGTAGCGGTCCTCTTTTTTTATGGAATTTAGTAGTCATCAATGGAAGCTAATTTTTAGCTCGGTTAGAAAACAGCAACAAAAAGAGGTACCTGGAAGCGGTTGGTACAAAGAATACGACGAGATTTTAAACCAGCTTTATCCTATAACTTTGGATAAGAAATAAGTTTTATATGCGCTAAAAGTCTATTGTTTAAAATTATTCAGAGACTTATTGCGTATATAATATGGATGTAGATCAAACCACCGAAAAACCCAAAGAAGAAAAAGAAGATATGCTCAGAGAGAGACTAGAAGATTTAGTTAAAGTTACTATTTTAGTCTGGTCTGCTGCTTTGCTTACTTTTTCTTACGTTAGGCTTCCTGATGGCAAGAGATTACTAGAGTTTGACCCAACGTTTATTGCCTCTGTATTTAGTGGAGCGATGGCCTCATTTGGTTTGGCCACTGCTAAGAACGCTAAAAACAACAACAATTCTCAGGCTTCCACAACTCAACCTCCTGTAAAATCAGCTATTGAGCCTAAGAAGTAATCTGATATAATATAATCCGATGAAAGGAGAATCCTTGTTACCCTCGCCCTTCAGAATAAGATCGGATAAATATTTAGAGTTCAGACCTCACCACCTTTTGTTTGTGGAAAGGCGTATTGAAAAAATGGGGCGGTTCTACTACCCCTTTGAGAAGAATATTAAAGTTCCTCTAATAGTAATTAAAAAGTTACTTGAAAAGTCCGTGTCTATAGTAGAGAACACAGAAGAATACACAGAATATCTGCTCTTAGATACATTTGGTGACAGGAGCTCCTATAAAAAGACTCCTCCTGGTACAATAAGAATATACAGTAAAAACTTGTTTTGTTTCTTTAATGGCAGATCCTGGAGAAAGCTTAAATAGGTATATTTTACCATATGCTGGACAACAGCTGCTTGAAGGGTCGAAAGAAACTTTTTTCGGCCTAAAATTAGGTCTTAGTGACAGTTATATCTATGATCTTAAGCTCTCTACAGGAGAGGTACTATACGGATGTAAGGGGGGAATGGGGATAACAAAAGAACCCCATATATTTCATCTTCACGATCTTGTTAGAATGCCATATGCTGAAGATCTAATTTTAGAAGAGTTTAAAACTAGTTTTCAAAAAGCTTGGAATCCGAGAAAATTTTATAGGCTAAGAAGAGAAGTTAACTCTGAGTTAAAAGACCCCTCAAGAAGAACTATAGCAAAGCTATATTGTTTGTTGGCTTGTTCTGGATTCAGATATAAATTTGATAAGTACGGAAACTTTAAAGGAGAATACTTCCCGCATCCTTTAAGTGTAGAAAATATTAGGGTTAATAATAAAAAACTCATTAGCTCTGATTTTATTATACAGCTGGGTAAGTTTGGTTCTCTAGACGAAAACCTACTAACTAAAAAGTCTATCGTATATCTAAATGTTCCTTTTCCTTCACCTCAGCATTTAAAGAGAGAATATTTAGAATACATTGATTATATTAGCTCTAAGGGATTTAAATTTCTATTAAGCGCAAGGCTTTTAAGCAGAGGTCTTGTAGACAAAAAAATTCTATCTTGGTCTAAAAACTACTATAGCGAAGTTGTTTCGCAGTTTAAAGAAGATAGCCTGTATGCTTCTTCAGATATTTTTATCCTTAATTTTTAATGGAATTTTCAAACTCAATAGGAACACATTTAATCTTAGACGTCAAAGGTTCTGACTTTTTACTTCTAGACTCTATGGAAGAATTTATAAAATTTATGGAAGGCACCTTATGGGATTTTGAATGTAATGTCCTAAGTATTCAGAAGCATAAATTTCAGCCTCAGGGCTTTACAGCATTGTTCTTGCTTTCAGAATCGCACTTCTCTATTCATACCTGGCCCGAAAGAGGGATAGCTGCTTGTGATATATTTACCTGCGGAGGTGCAAGAACAGAGCAGATTGCCCTAGAAGTTATAAAGTGGTTTTCTCCTACAGATTACAACTTAAAGAAGATTGCTAGATAATGTGATATAATATATAAGTAACTTTATTAAGAAAGACAATGGCAAGGCGATCTTTTTCTGGAATTGATCATATTGAAGGCAGGCCTAAAAACACTAGGCAGGGTATGGGCAAACGTACTAAATTTGCCGCAACTAGTCGTAACGGCAAAAAGAAAAAATATAGAGGCCAGGGTAAATAAACCCAGGTTAAGATGCAATAGCAGTCCTAGTTACCTTAACGGTAGCTAGAGAGTTAGCCGTAACAGCGGCGGCAGTTTTAGTAAGTCTTACTTCTACATTGCCTCCTGTTACTATAGCGTCAAATGTAACTATAATATCGCTATTATATACGGTTCCGTATTCCGTCATGTATACGTCGGTCCCGTCATGGACGAGCATTAACTCTGTTGAGTGAATATTTGATCCCTGCTTAACTTGAACTAATAGCTTAGCAGTTGTGAAAGAAGATGCAGTAAACGAATTAACGTTAGTAGCTGCACTTGATCCTGCCGAAATAGTAGCTGTAGAAGACTGAAGCTCTGTAGAGTCAGAGTAAGTTCCAGTGCCATTTGGCTGGGACTGAATTGTAACTGTATCCTCAAAGGTTCCAGTACCATTAACAGTAACAGATCCTTCTATCGTTAAATCACCGGCTGCAATTACGTCTCCATCTTTGTCTACGCTAAACTTAGATGTATTACCAACTTGAAGGTCTAACAACAAGGAGTTATCCGCCGATGACGTATCTGTAACATCGACTAATAAGCCTGTTTGAAGCCCGCCGCCTGTAAACTCAGATCTAGAAACAATTTCGCCTTCAGCGTCAATTACAAAGTTTCTATCAGCACTTGCAGAGATGGAGACGAGCTTAGAAGCTGCGTCATAAGCAGTTTGAGTAAAGCTTAGGTCCAGTCCGATAAATGTGGACCCACCAGCATTCCAAGTTGAAGTACCATCGATTAAGTTAGTGGTAGTGGCCTGAGTGCCAGAATCTTGGACTAACGTAAATACACCGGTTTGGTTACTAGTGTTTAACGATAAGACACCGTCTTTACGAAGTAGTAGCTCTTGGTTACCGCCAACTGAGATATCCAGTAAGCTAGAATCAGTTGCAGAAGCGGTATCTACAACGTCAATCTCAACAGCTTTAAACGTTGCGCCACCGGCGTTCCAAGTCTGATCTATATCTAAAGCCGAGGCGTTAGAAGTTAATGAGCCAGTTGGCTGTAATTTTGCGTAACTAAATTCTGCGCCAGATTTAGTACCAGTGAAAACTGGGCTCGTCGTATCGGATACAGTGCTCGATCCGCTGTACGTAGTATCTAATAAAAACGTAAAGTGTCCTTCGCTTTCGTCGTAGCCAAAGAAACCTTTTTTAGCGCTTCCACTAACGTAATTAAATTCAATACCAAGATCTTGTCCCAGATCTTGCAAAGGATTTAGCTTCGCGGTTTGCGCACCTGACCCCGCGTTTGTAATATTTATTGCGGTTCCACCCTGAGAAGCCGCAATCGTGATACTTCTATAATTAGAGCTATTTACATCTGTTTCTCTAGCAAGAACATAGTAGACTGTTCCGCTTACAAGAGGCGCGGCGGCGGATCCTGCAGAGTTATACTCAAAAGAATCTCCTACCGCGACATCTGCAAAATCGTCAGCGCTAAAAAATAGTCTTCCCGGAGTAGCGGCCGTTATAGAGGAAATTGTTCTAGTGCTACCAGAGGCCCCCAGGCTAATAATGGGGTCCGTTGTAGAAACGGTTCTAGTATCTACTACAGTGGATGTACCTTGAACGGTTAAGTTGTTTAGGGTAACATTGCGGTTGGCGTCGACAAACTCTAGGCCGTTAACAGATAGGCCATGTTTTACGTCGAACTTCTTAAAGTTAGCTGGCATTGTATAAAGTTAACGCTAATATTCTAGATATTCCTTAAACTACTGCTCCGTTTGAGGTTTATGGTATAATATAGCTTATTTGCAATAATAACCCATGGCCATCAATTACACATTTAACATTGGCAGTGTAAAGAAAAGACTAACAGAGGGAGAGTTTTCAAACGTAGTTGTTGAGGCTTCCTTTAGTGTTTCTGCTCAATCTGACGCGGTTACAACAGGAACGGAGGAAGGCGAAGACCTTGTAGTTACCCAACCTTCATTCTCCTATAGCTGTGGTGGATACAGAGAGTTCTCTGTTGACGGACTAACCGTTGAGACTTTTGTAGACTTTGATTCCATCACTAAAGACACGATCAAAGACTGGCTTTTAGCATCTGAAGGCGTATCTACAGTGGAAGAATTTAGTTATGTAAAATCTTCTATCGAGAATATCGCCAAGCGTATTTACGAGTATACTAAAGAGGTTCCTTCTCAAGTATCTGGTACTGATCCGGCTGGTGCTTCTGATTACGTTTATACCCCTCCAGCACCCGAAGCTGAAGCTGAAGCCGAAGAAGAAGTTTCGGATGAGGCTCCTACCGAATAAGTCTAACTTATTAACTTTATCCATCGGACCAACGCAAGATACGTGCTCTGAAGACGTCGCATTCTGTATCAATGCGCGATAGCTCGGGTATAATATCTTGGTAGGTCCGATTATTAAAGTTGGTCACAAAAAATCCAAGTTTTATGAAAATTAATCTCTGGTATAGCTCAGAAATGCAACAGTGGCGATGGACGCTAGCTGATGAACGTGATACAATGGTACAAGAGTCAGGACAAAGAGAAGATCTCAGGGAGGCAATGAACGACGTTGCTAGTACTGTAGAGTATATCCTACAAACTAAGTTTCCTGACTAGCACTTGGTTCAGTAGCTCAGCTGGATAGAGCAACTGCCTTCTAAGCAGTCGGTCGCTGGTTCGAGTCCAGCCTGAATCGTTGTTGAAAGAACTTCATATCCTTTTAATATGGCAAGAGTAAACTACTCAGACGAAATGGTGCCCGAGGCACTAAGGAAGACAGCGCGCCCTGGCGCTGTTTACCAGAACCCCAAGTCTGGTCATACACTTCAGAAACAGGCTAATGGCCGGTGGAAATTGGTGCAAGGGAATGATAGAATGGAGCAGAAGGCAAAGCCTTCAAAGCCCTCTATCCCTGATGTCTCTAAGATGAAGAAGCTTGCTGAAGGAAACTACGGAATCGTCTACAAAGACGACAAGCAAAATCGTGTTGTAAAGACCCTAAAAGAGGGCAAGGAGTGGGGTCCTTATGAAGTTGAGCTTGGCAAACGCATGGCTAAGCTGGGTCACTCTCCGACAGTCCACTCTGCATCTGATGAACACATCGAGATGGATGCCATTGACGGAGCTCCGTTGTGGGGTAACGGGTACAACCGTACTCCAGAAGAAAAGGAGCGGGGTCTAGCAATGACTGAAAACCAGGCTCGAAAGTCTCTTCGGGCGATCCGTGATCTCCATAAGATGGGCTACTATCACGGAGACATGCATAACCAGCAGTTTATGACAGACGGTGAAGGTGGTAGTGAGTCTACGCTTATTGACTTCGGCCTCAGTGGAAAGATAGAAGAGAATCCCACAAAAGCAATAATTGACTTTAACAAAATATACAAACTTATTGATATTGATCGTCCTGAGCTTGATAAGAGTCTATATGCTCAACTTGTCCGATCAACTGTGCGCAAATACCAAGAGGCTAAAGGACAGTCTAAAGCAGCAAAGCAGAAACGCACAGAGATAGCTCAAGAATACGTAGGAAGATTAAGTGCGATAGGCGGTTGACAAATCAGCAGAATCAGTTTATAATATACTAGTGGCAAGTTTCCTTTACATAAAGTAATAACTTCCACAAGAGATCATGTCGAGATCTCTTCCATCCTCAAGGAAATAATTAATTCCTTCCGAGATACTACTTAAATTATTATGATTAAATCTGTATTCGCAGCAGCTGCTGCTTTGTCCATGTCCGCTGGTGCTGCTTTCGCAGGTCCTTATGTTAACGTTGAAGCAAACGCCGGTTGGACCGGTTCTGAGTACGGCGGTACAAACACCGATCTTCACGTTGGCTACGAAGGAGACCTTGGTGGTTCTGCTTCCTACTACGTTCAAGGCGGCGCAACTTTGCTTTCACCTGACGGTGGCGAGACTGATGCTGTTCCCTCTGGTAAGGCAGGTGCTGGTGTTGCTTTGACCGACGGTCTTGGAGCTTACGGCGAAATTAGCTTTGTTGGTTCTGGAGACGCAGATCTTGACCGTGGATACGGCGCTAAGCTTGGCTTGAAGTACAGCTTCTGAGCTAAATAAATAACTTAGTTATTCTGAGGGTCTATTCGGCCCTCTTTTTTTATGAAAGAAAAGTTTTTACAATCGATTTCAAATCCAGCTTTTCAATTAGTTTTTATACTACTTGGCCTACTTATTTTTATTCAAGGAATTCATACGTCGGCGCACTTAACAATGGATAAAGACGTGGAAGGCTATTGCACCAAATTTGTTAGAAAAAATAAAGACTTTTTAAAGAAATACAGCTATTAGCCATTTACATATAACTGTAAATAGTTTATAATTATATAGTTACAAATCTTAACACTATGACTGTTACAACCGACGAATTTGGCAAGCAAAACATGTTTGCTCAAGAGCCTCAAATGTTTGTAGACCCTTCTTACACGGAGAGATACGGCCTTGAAACCCACGCCGAAAGAGCCGAAAAAACAAATGGCAGATGGGCAATGATCGGTATTGTAGCAGGACTAGTTTCTTATGCAGCGACGGGTAAGTTTTTCTTTGGTATCTTCTGATGGGCTTTTTAGCCGTAGGGGTTTTCCTCTTTGCTTCCTTTGTAATGGGAGCTTTACTAACACAAAACGGTGAAGAAAATGAGTGAAATAATTATTACATTAACTAGCATTTCATTACTTGTTTTGTTAGGATACTCTATAGAACAACTCGCAGAAACGTACTAATGTACCCATTTTCAGAAGAATCTCTTTCAAATGCTTTAAAGACTCTAGGATGGGACCTAGACTCTGACGATATCGCAATTGAGGTAGGAGGTACTCAGGTTTCAGGCATTGACGTTGGTGAGGAGTACAACAAAAAGTGGCAATCACCTATTGGGACTCGTAAATACAACAAAGATGCCTTTCTTGTGATTAAGAACCGATCAAGAAATAAATGGGAACCCTCTCTACCTATGCAAAGAGAGTTTAAGCCGCACCATCTTAAAGAGTCTAAATTAGACAAACAGCTAGATGATGAGTTTGGCTATGACACCTATAGCAAATAACCATGCCCAACCCTAATGCTCTGTATGAAGATATGGAGAAGCTAAACGCCCTTTACGAAGAACTCTGCTGGGGGCACGATGATGAACTAGAGTTCACCATTGAATACCATAAAGGTAGCAGCAGGGTCATTATTAGAAACAAAACACAACAGGAGACAAACAATGGGATTTAACGAAAACGCAGAAGCACTTAACGGCAGACTTGCAATGCTGGGATTTATTATTGCTGTAGGAACTTACGTAACTACAGGTCAGATTATTCCAGGCATTTTTTAAATATAAAGATTTAATTAAATTGTAAAATACAGATTAAACTTTAAAGAGAGGGGAAATCGGCCCCTCTTTTTATTATGTGCAAATACCAGCTTGCATTACTCTTACTGTCGGTTATATTAGGGCTGTCGCTATTATGCGGCAGATGTTATAACGGAACAATTTTTTAATTATGCCAAGAAGCCAACTAACAAAGATAGACATTCTTTCAAGAGTTATAAAGATGAAGAATGAACTACATGACGGTAGCTATAGCCCAGAACTACCTGCGCCACAAAAGAAAGCTGTTGATGAAGCTTTGTCGAAGGTAGTTGATATAATTAATGAATACAGGTACTAACTAACTAGTATGAGTAACGATCTAATTGGATTCTATTGTACAGTGGCCGTGGTCTTAGGGGCAATCGCCTACGCGGGAACGGAAAACATTTTAAATTTAGTTCGTCTCGTTGAATTAAAAATTAAGTTGGCCTGGATTGAATTCAAAGCTAATAGACTAAAGAAAAAACTTAAAAAAGATCTAGATTCTTTTATAAAACAACTACAAAAAAACACCCATGAATAACCAAGCGATCTCTGAATGTCCTAAATGTGGGGCAAAGTGGATTGACGGACAACTATATTGGTCAACAGGCTCATTAGGCGATCCTCATGACCTTGCGGGTTTAGTTTGTAATAATCTTGGAGATGAAACTTGCATCAACCCTTGCAAAGGCTCAACGAGCGGAGATAGCTGGGAGAGCAGATTTGAGGGTCTTAAAACTTTATTAGGAGAAGAAGAGGAATAAATGCCTGAGAATCTTTCAGAAGAAGATCTTAAAATCCTAGAAAAACGGATGAAAGAAATAAAGATGCAAGAGCTTTTTCACGAACCCTGCTATTGGGAAGATGAAGAAGACGAGCAACACAACTACTGATTAACTTAATGGATAAAAAAGAACGCACTCTGCTTGCCCACAGTCTTTTTATAGAATCTGTCATTAAACCAGACCACGAACTCCGAGCAGCGGCTCATTCTCAAAAGTGCTTCAATGAACTTATGGAATGGAGAGACTCTGTTCTTGCCTACTTAGAAGAAAAAAGATCTAAATTATAGCTTGTTTAAAATTACTATAGAATAGAAATAAATACCCCAAGTGACAATGGCGCCCTTTAATGATAGCAGAGTGTCTGTTATTGAGTCTAAGTTAGAAACTCATGAGAGATATTTTGTGAAAATAGAAGAGTCCATTGAAAAGCTAAGCGAAGTTTCTATGGGCATCAAAGAGATGCTAATAAAGCACGACGCTGGGATAAAAGAAAGAGCACAAGAAGAAACTTTGCTCCATCAAAAAATAGAAGAATTGAAAGAAAATGGCCACGAAGAGCATTTAGATTTAGCCCGTAGAATCGATGCCGTAGAACACAAAATTGAAGAGCTCACTAAGTGGAGATATCTTGTGGCAGGTGGGTTGGTAATTGTTGGTCTATTTATAGGACAAATTGTCCCTAATGCCCCGTCTACTCCAATACCTTTATTACAAGAGTTAGTTAAGTAGTGTAAAGTCTCGACAAAAGACTTTGCAAAAGAAATGAACTACCAGCTATTTATTCAGCTCCAGCCTCTCCTGAAAAATTTGGCGAGTGTGACTCCTAACCCTATCTTCATATTCTTTGCGGGAATGGGGTTGACTATTGGGCCGATCCTTGGTATAATGTATATACATCGAAAAAGTCCCGATGGAACTAACTAAAAAAGAATTTACTGTAGAAGAGTTTGAAGCCAACTTCGATGCTCTCTTTGAGAGAGTAGAAAATGGCGAGACTTTCACAATTATTAATGGCCCCACTCGTTGTTTGATTATGCCCATCGACCAACTACCTGGCGACTTTTACACGAGGTAGGTACTATGGGACTGTCGCATATTGGTTAATGCCCACTGCTTATAACGGTGTGAACGGGGTTCAATTCTCCGCAGTCCTATTGCTCCTTTAGCAATCTGGTGAATGCAGCGAACTCATAATTCGCCTAAGGCGTGTTCGATCCACGCAAGGAGCACCTAAAATTTTAACTATGGAGCCTAAAGTACAAGAGTCACTTGACATGCTTTTTAAAGCAAAATGGAACTTACCTAGAGCTGCTCGTAACTGTAATCTAACCGACGAAGAAATGAGGGCCATCTTCAATAAGTATTGTTTTATTCAAGTCCCCACTCATGACAAATTAGGTAATCCGATTATTTAACTTTTGCGAGTATGGCGGAATCGGTAGACGCACCAGACTTAAAATCTGTTGGGAGTAAATCCCGTGGGAGTTCAAGTCTCCCTACTCGCATTTTATAATAAAATTATGAAAAAACTTCTTCTAGCACTCAGCGTATTTACAATTCTTCCTTCTATAGTTTTAGCAAAAGAGGCAGAAATTAAAGGGTACAAAACTATGGACTCTTTAGGCTGTATGCTTCTTGAAGAATGTACGGACAAAGTAGAGCAATTTCATCACTGGTCTCAGCTCGTAGAGTTATATCCTGCGGCTTGGAATACCACTAATGCCTCGTCTGAACAAATTGAAGAAGTAACGGAGTTACTAGAAGCATTTAAAATTGCTGGGGTTAAAGTGTATTTTGCTCCAGGAAAATACTTTCCTGTGAGGCATAGAGGTGTGTATCACACTGTGTCTAACAAGTTTTATTTAAATAGAAGCTATATGGATTTGCCTAGCGTCCTTCTTTCTGTAATGCGCCATGAAGGCTGGCACGCGGCCCAGGATTGCATGGCTGGAACAATTGACAATTCGTTTATCGCTTTAATCAAGCCAGAAGATGAAGTACCTGCCTTCTGGAGAGAAATGGTAGAGCGTACTTACCCGGCCGCTGCAGTTGTATGGGAAGCAGAAGCAACTTGGGCGGGTAAAACTAAAGGCATGACCGTCGATGCACTTGAAGCTTGCTCATCAGGAGCAATGTGGGACATTTATCCTCCCACACCACTTACAAAAAAATATTTGATAGATGAAGGTTTTATTAAATAAATGAGTTCTTTATTTGTATTTGCATTTGTAATTCTTTTAGTTACAGGAATGGAATTAACTTGGAGCGTTAAGCATAAAAAATAATGGGAATGTTTGACACCATAAAAACTTCATATGATCTAGGTCCTGGGTTTTATAATAAAAGCCTACAAACTAAAGGCTTAGATAATTTAATGGAGTTTTACTGGATAGATCCTGCCGGTTGTTTATTTAAAGTAGAGTACTCTGGAACTCAAGCATGGGAAATGAAGCCCCTTGAAGACTCAATGTCAGAGTGGGACATTTTTAAAATAGTGCCTAATGGCACTCACGGCAAAGTCTCTCCGTGTAACCTAACAAAGACAATAGAGGTGTATCCTGAACGATGGGATGCTCATTACTCTTCTCTTCCTAGAAAAGAAATCACATTTTTTGCTGGTATGCTAGTAGTTGATGGTTTAGGCAAGCCTACAAGCCAAGAAAAAATTTGGGAAACCAGGTATCTATCTCTTAAAAAGTGGGTCGAAAACAATTCTGAGCAGTCACCATGAAACCTGAAGAAGTAGAGTTACGTACAACAACAAGACAGTTTTCTTATGAGAAGCTCGCAAGAGCTGTTGACCTAATCGATGACAAAGAAGTTCTTAAGAATCTTGCTAAAACTTACATAAAACTCTATATGAAACAGCAAGAAGTAATTTCAAAAATCTAATGAATATAGACATTTCTATAGAGGACTTTACAATTATACTTAATGCTCTTCACTACTATAAAAAAGTAGAAAAGCGAGGTCAATTTAAAGAATTCACAGATCAAAAAATTAATAGCCTCAGAGACAAGCTTTCTAAAGACCTCTGCGGTGATGTATTGAAAGATCAACAAAGTAGACTTCTAGATTAAAGTAAACATTAGAGTATTAAAAAATATGCTGTCTACACAATACCGACTGAAACTAGAGTTTATCTGCAAATGTATTGCTAATGGTGAAGAGGTAAAACTGGATGACATGGTATGGGCACAGAAACTCGCGAAGGCAAATACTACTGCTAACGAGATGTTAAAGAAGGCCCGTCGTCAGCATTCACAACAGATCGAAGAAGGTAGCACAGACGATTTTCTGAATAGGATGGGACTTGGCGATCCCGACCCATCCAACCATATAAAGGGATTCACCGATGCTGACGATATTAAGAGTTGGTTTCACCAAGACAAACCTGATGACTGGAGACAACGAGATTAAAATGAGTGATGAACTGGGAAAGTCAAGACAAGAGATCAATGATCTCATCTACGAGGCTCAAATTTTAAACTCTAAAAAAGATAGAGCTTCGCTTATAAAATATAATCAGCGGCTTTTAGAAATTAACGACAAACAAATTAATCTATGCTATAGACTAGCTCTTATTAAATCAGAAGCTTCTATTCAAGAGCTAGACGAACTAACCTATGGCTTAGAGCAATACATGGGAAAACCAATAGATCAGTCCCCTATAGATTATTATAAGGGAGTTAAAAAGAAGCTTAGAAACAAACTAACTCAACTAACAGGATGTAACTGGCGTGACTGAAGTAGCAGTAATTTATTCTAACGGAAGCCAAGAATGCGAGCGGATGAAATTTTTGCTTGAAAGTCTAGGTGAAGACTTACACGAGTACTCCCTAGATCAAGATTTTGATAGCAAAGCTTTTTACTCTGAGTTCGGAGAAGAAGCAACCTATCCCCAGGTTTCTATTGGGTATAGGCATATTGGTAGCATGAACGAAACCCTAAAATACATGTCGAGTAGAGGGATGCTTAATGAGCAATGAAACTACAAGGGATTTTTTAATTTTATTGTTAGTTGGTTCTTTTCTAGTAACCGCGGGAATTCTTTATAAAGAAAAGATGTTTATGCCTAAAACTACGGTAGAATGGAACAAAGAAACTTAAATGTTGGTATGAAGAATTCAAACAGCGAAGAGTGGGTACTTCCCGATGCTTATCGCAAGCAACGTAAAGACAGGATGGGCGATTCAATATTTGATTATCTTTCAGATGAAGCAACCACTTCTCGCCAAGTCTATGAAGAGATGCTATCTGAAGTTCAAATTTGTATTGATTACCATAAAAAATTTTTAAATAAGGCACAAAATCTATACGAGCTAATGCTAGGCAATCGCCCTCCCTCTGTAGACCTAGAATAGGGTGCAAACTTATGGACAATTACGATACATTGGAGTACCAGCCAGGAGGGCTTAAAAGAGAACCCGCTAATATACTACGACTGATTAGCGAACTTGAAGGGTCTTATCAGTTACTAAAGTACATGGGTTTTGAAGAAGACACAAAAACCCTTGAAGAGATTAAAAAACGTTACTATAAAATATATTTCAAACAGAAAAGACAAGAAAGTTCTTTATTAGATTAAAGTTTTTTGCAATCTAGAAAATATTATGCAAGGTCTATTTAACCTAATGGCTATTTCGTCATTTGCTATATCTGCTGGTCTTGTTGGTGGCGGGGCGTATCTTTACCTCAACAAAGACAAGATTATCACAGAAGTTGTAGATAACGCAAAAACTACAATTACCGCAGAAATTACAAAAGCGCTCCCGAGTATTATTAACTCTGTTGTAGAGATCCCAGAAATGCCAGAGATTCCTACAGTTCCTTCTAGTACAGGTCCAGCTCTCCCCTTCTAGTTGACAGCCTAGGCCTTTTCTGGTATAATATAAAAGTCCAGCGCAAGTGGCGGAATTGGTATACGCGCAGGTTTTAGGTACCTGTGTCCCAGCGGCGTGAAGGTTCAAGTCCTTTCTTGCGCATTTGTTATGAAAATTAGTATGATTAATCAGCTCGTAATTTTGGCTTCAGTTGGAGGCGTAACTGCTCTTCCTTTTATAGCCCCTTTACCCCCAGCTCCTCCTCTACCAGAGGAAGTTGCCGTAGCTGAAACTAAACCTGAAGAAGAGCTTGTAGCAACTTGGAAGTGTCCTGATTGCACAACAGAAGAGCAATATGTACTTGAGCATTTACAAGAAAGCACAAAGATTGCTGATCAAAATGCTCTTGCTACCATAATGGGTAACATTAAGCAAGAAAGCAAATTTATCCCTAACATTTGCGAAGGCGGCGCTATAGTCTCATATACAGAGTGTAAAGTTGGCGGATACGGTTTAATTCAATGGACTTCTATAGGCAGATACAAAGGCCTCGGCAACTTTTGTGCTAAGTTCGATTGCGACCCATCTTCATTAGAGGGTCAAACTCGCTGGATGATTAACGAACCGATCTTTCAGCGCGTCCTTCCACAATTTGAAGGTGGTGGGCAAACCGTATCATATTATATGAGGCCTGCATATTATTGGTTAGGATGGGGCATTAAAGGTAATCGTGAGCTTTACGCTTATGACTACGTAAAAAAATTAAAGTACATGGTATAATGTATACCATTGCGGGATTAGTTCAGTGGTAGAACGTCAGCCTTCCAAGCTGAATGTCGTCGGTTCGAGTCCGATATCCCGCTTTGGAACTTGATCAGTTCCATAGGATGTGACAGAATAACCCTTGTGGAGGCACGGGGTAATGTATATTAGGACAGGGGTGGTGCCCGCTGACCACGGTCAGAAGCCAATACCAAGGCGTCCGAAAGTCTGAGAGTCCTATTCACATTAGTGATTCCCTCTTAGTGAAGGTATAATGTAATCCTTTCATCCAACCAACATTTTAAGCCATATATATGAAAATCTTTCTAGACACCGCCGAGACAGAGGTTATCCGTAATCACTTTGCCACTGGACTCATCGATGGCGTTACGACCAACCCAACTCTCATTATGAAGAGTGGGCGTAAGCCTGATGATGTATACCAAGAAATCAAAGACATTGGTATTCAGGACATTAGCATGGAGGTTGTTGGTTCGGGCTTTCAAATGATCGAAGAAGGCAAGAGACTCTTTGAGAAGTTTGGAGATGTTACTACGGTTAAAGTTCCATGTACTAAAGAAGGGCTATTTGCCTGTAAAGTTCTTTCTGAGCAGGGGATTAGAGTTAATGTCACTCTTATCTTTAGTGCCGCTCAGGCCATACTCTCAGCCAAAGCAGGAGCAACATATGTATCGCCTTTTATTGGCAGGTGTGATGATAACTCCGTAGCAGGCACTGAGGTCGTTAGGTCTATCTCTGGTGTATATTGCCAGCAAGGAGTTAGGACTAGAGTGTTGGCAGCATCTATTAGAGACGTGTATAAAGTGACTAGGGCTTTCTATAACGGAGCTCATGTTGTCACTATGCCTCCAGAAGTGTTTGAGAAGATGTACAACCACGTACTAACCGACTCAGGACTTGCCCAGTTTGACAAAGATTGGGACGAAGTAAAGACTCTTCTAAAGGCTTAGGCCTTAGCTCGAATAGCTCAGCGGTAGAGCACCTCGTTTACACCGAGATTGTCGGGGGTTCGATCCCCTCTTCGAGCATTTGTAATCTACAAAATCATGGACAACGACTGGAGATATTCTAAAGAACGCATGGACCTAAGGGCGAGGTCCTTGTTACTTCTA